TGCAGCGGCTGATGCTTGTGTCTGATGCTTCGCGTTTTGTTCTGGCGTTTGGGTGCAATGACTACGGTACAGCTACCCAGAACCCGATGCTGATCCGGTGGTCAGATCAAGAAAGCGCGGTCAACTGGACGCCCGCAGCGACCAACCAAGCAGGAAGCCTCACGCTGTCTCACGGGTCTGAAATCACAGGCGTAGCCCAGGTTCGGCAGGAAATCTTGGTCTGGACAGACATCGCTCTGTATTCGCTTCAGTACCTCGGCCCCCCGATTGTGTGGGGCTCACAGATCCTTGCCGATAACGTCACGTTGATGAGCGACCGGGCGATGGTCACGGGGTCAGGCGTGCTGTACTGGATGGGTGAAGATAAGTTCTATGTGTACGACGGGCGGGTGCAAACACTCCCCTGCGATTTGCGGAAACACATTTTTAGTGATTTCAATCAGAACCAGAGAGAGCAAGTCTTTGCTTCTACCGTAGAACAGTTCACAGAAGTCTGGTGGTTCTACTGTTCTGCGGATAACAATACTGCGTCTCCTGACAGGTACGTTGTTTACAACTACGTGGAGAAAATTTGGTATTACGGAAACATGGACCGCACCGCATGGATGGATGCGAGCATCATCAGCAACTTACCTATTGCGGCTTACGGTGACCAGCTTCTGTACCATGAGTCCGGTGTAGACGACAACACCACAGGGACCGCTGTGCCGCTTGAGGCGTACATCACCTCGTCAGAATTTGACATTGACGACGGGCACAATTTTGCGTTTGTGTGGCGGGTTCTGCCTGACATCACGTTCCGGGGATCTACGGCGAACAATCCCAGCGCAACGCTGACGCTTCTGCCCTTGCAGAACTCAGGTTCCGGGTACAACAACCCTGCATCCCTCGGCGGGTCAGACAACGGCGCAATCGTGCGCTCGGCAACAGTCCCGGTGGAGGAGTTCACGGGCCAAGTCAACATCCGCGTGCGCGGGCGGCAGATGTCCATCAAAATTGCGTCTACAGACCTGGGCGTGACATGGCAGTTAGGTTCACCCAGAATTGATCTCAAGCCTGATGGCCGTAAGAGTTAATCATGGCGCTGATCTACAACGTCATCAAGCGGTTTGTAGCCCCGGCGCTACCCCAAGCCTCGCAGGAGTACGACCAGAAGTACTTCGACAAGTTCAACTCAATCCTGCGCCTGTACTTCAACCAAATCGACCAACTCCTGGGGCAACTTGTGAGCACATCTGCAACCGTTCCAATCTCCATCGGCGGGACAAACGTAGATGCGTTTGGGCGTTTGCGTGTAAGTCAGCCCTACACCATTTTTGATTCTCAGAACCGCTACGCTATTGACAATCAGTTTGACACCAGCACGGCCACTGGGGGTTCAACAACATATCTACCCAACGAATCATCTGTGAGGATGGATGTCACCACCTCCAGTGGTTCTGAAGTTGTAAGGCAGTCTTACAGGTGCATGCCGTACCAGCCGGGTAAGGGTTTGTTGTGTTTGGCTACGTTCGTGATGAACACCGCCAAGACCGGGCTTCGCCAGCGGGTGGGGTACTTTGGAACCCAGAACGGCGTGTTTATCCAACAGAACGACAGTACTGTCTCGTTTGTCTTGAGGTCTTACATCTCTGGGTCTGTCAGTGATGCGCGGATCGTGACGCAGGACAACTGGAACGGCGACAAACTTGACGGCACAGGAGACTCCGGGTTTACCCTTGACCTGACCAAAGCACAAATTTTGTGGATGGACTTTGAGTGGTTGGGTGTTGGGTCTGTTCGTTGTGGGTTCATCATTGACGGGCAGTACATCGTCTGCCACACGTTTGAAAATGCAAACGACATCACTTCTGTTTACATGACCACGGCAATTTTGCCGGTCAGGTACGAGATTACCAACACCGCAGCGACGGCAAGCGCTTCGTCCATGAAGCAAATTTGCTCCTCGGTGGTTTCAGAAGGTGGCTACGAGCAGACATCCATCGAGCACGTGGCCCGCAGGACAACGACCAAAACTTCAATCAGCACAACCTTTCTTCCTCTGGTGTCCATCCGGCTGGCTTCCACGGCGCTGAACGCAGTGGTGCTGCCCGTAAAATTTAACGTGATGCCGACCTCGACGGGAGATGACTTTGAGGTTATTCTGACAAAGAACAGCACCGGGCTGACCTCGGCCTCTTGGGCTGCAGTTGCAAGCGATGCCAACGTGGAGATGGACACCTCTGCCACAGCCATGACGGTAGGCACTATCGTAGACCTGCAGTACGTGAAAGCCTCTAACCAGTCCAGCGGGACGATCAACCAACCTGCGGCGTACAACTGGGATCTTCAGTTGGGCTCCTCCTTGACTGGGACGAGTGATATCTATACGCTGGGCATCCGGGTGCTGTCGGGCGCTTCCGGTGCGGCCATCGGGTCTTTGACCTTCTACGATTTGACGCAGTAATAGGTTAAGCCATGCGTGATCTTTTTTCAATGATCCCAGAAGACTGGGGCAACCCAGACAAATTTGGGGAAGCAGAAAAATTAAAATGGTACAACGAAAACAAAGTCACGCCTAACGAGTTGCTTGCTACAGGTGTTGTTAGCCAAGACACAATCAACACCATGCTTGGGCGTGGGTATGTAGGAACCTATGATGCACCCCCCGCTGCACCAATTCCAACTGCTGCACCAGCCCAACAAACTATTTCCCAGCCGTTTGTACAAGAAGATTCTTACGATCCATACGCCTACCAAGATAATTACAGCTATCAAGATTTGATAGCGGACATAACTCCAACGCCTGCGCCGACTCCTGCGCCGACTCCGGCTCCAACACCATCTCCGTATGAAGCAGTAACTGGACTTACAACTGAAGCACAAAAGATTGGGGAATATAACCGGCTGCGCAATCTTGGATTGACCGATGCTCAAGCAAGATCGGCTTCGGAGCGGGTTTACGGTACGCAGAAACAGGAGGATTGGGATTATCTGGTTGGGGCGTCTGCATATGCCCCAACTCCAGCACCTACTCCCGCGCCCACACCGGCTCCAACTCCTGCTCCCACGCCAGCACCTACCGCTGCCCCCACCCCTGCACCTGCTGCAGCATTTAACCCACTTACTTTTGACTGGGCAAATTATGCGATAAGCCAGGAGAATATTGGCCCACCTTCCAAAACCGTTGACGGCATAGCTTACACCCCCGTGTTTTACGAACAAGGGTCTGGTGAAAACTACTACAAAGATTACGGACAGTTACTTGGAATTTTCAAAGGACCTGTAGACTCTAAACCGGGTGATATTCTTGAAAACATTGACCCTGTAACTGGTCAGATTAACCAATGGCAAAGTGAGAAAAATCGCGGGTTCTTTGGTGATATGTTTCACAGCTTTGGCAGCGTTGCAAAAGATCTTGCCCCCCTCGCCCTTACGGCTGTTAGCTTGAACCCAGCGCTTGCCACAGCGCTTGGCACAGCAATTGCAGGTTCTTCTGGGGCAGCTGGATTAACTGCTACTCAAATTGGCTCTATCGCTGCGAATGTTGGCGGTACAGCGTTACAAGGCGGGGATCTTGGCGACGTATTGAAGTCCGCAGCGAGTGCGTATTTGCCTGGGGCAGTAAGTAGCGCACTGCCTACAACGGGAGTTACAGCACTAGATAAAGCATTGGGATCTGCTGTATCGTCAGGTGTTCAAACGGCCCTTGTAGGAGGTGATGCTGGACAAGCATTGATGAGTTCTTTACTAAGTTCTGCTACAGGAGCCGCGAGTAATACTTTAGCTGAGACTCTGGGGGTAGACCCAAAACTGTTAAACGCAGGTGCCATGTTAGTTCAATCTGGCGGCGACCCGTACAGTATATTTAAGGCAGTTGTTGGGAGCGCAACAGGCAAAAATGTTGTTGATGCCAAAACAAATACTGGTGGTGATTCAACAATAGTGTTTGATGACGGTTCAGAAATTGAGACTATTATTGGATCGGGCGGCAAAGCAACTACTATAGTTACAGATTCCGAAGGCAATCAGTATAGGCCAGGATCGAATCCGGCCCTACCAAAAAATATTGAAGATACACTTCGCAACATGAATACGGGAGTGTCGCAAGATGGTGTTGACCAAGTTACTCAAGAACTATTAAGCGTACTGGGCGGGGACACAGCGACCGTAACGGATACAAAAGCCGTAGATACATCAGACAATACAAAACTTGGAGATACAACAAAAA